AACGTTTCGCTTTGTCCGTATATGTCAGCCATTGGATCGTTAATGTCTGAAAAAATACCCATAATAATTCCTTAGGCGCAAAGCGCTGCTAGTGTTTAATCTTTACTTAGATCGTCTAAATAGTCCCACGGTATTAAAGAGAGTAACAACACTAGAAACAATATCATGAGCCACAGGCTGCAGCTTATCAAACTCAGCATCAATGTCATCAGCCTTTTCAATTGCTGCTTTGAGCATGACATCAAATGCCATAAGTTTTTCTTTGCCTGCTCCATCATCAGGAATTGTCTCCTCGATTAGTTTGACTATATCGACTACCATATTCCATAGACGCTTAACCCAACCTAAGTATTCAAACAAACTCATAAGTCACACTCCACTGTTAATAAAATGGCTTCAACGCCATATATGTTAGGTACTACATTAATCCAATGAGGATTCACCATTACTGGTTTGACTCCTACGCTACACCCCGACCTTTTCAGATGTTGATAGTGTGAGCAGCCAGTTAACAGCAGCAAGAACACCAACAGCAACAGAGTCAACGGTTTGCTCGTCCACTGGTAGCGCATATCCAAAAGCCTCTGCAGTCTGTATAGCAGCCCAGATAGCTCCTGTGAGCGCTGTAGCGGTTATCTGACGACTTTTCCACTTAGCAGGGTCAGAGACTGCTTTTCCTTTCTGTACTAAGCTAAATGCTGCTTTTACTTTAGTAAACACAAAACACTCCAAATGTCAAGTAGTATATCACGCTTTACTCTATTTAGCAAGACTTGTCAACTTCTTTTTTAGATAAAACAGTTAACGTTGGCTTAATTTCTTCTTCAGGCTCAGTCATAAAGTAGTACAGCTCTAGTAGTTCTTCTACGCTGTAGTTACCTGCAGTAGCCCTGACTAGCTCAAGCATTAACACTTGCTTAGCCTCAGTCAGCGTCATTAGTACGTGCCACCGTCAACAGTCGATAAGGCAATAGTGCCTGTAGCGGTTAGTCCATCAAATGTAGCAGTGCCTGTAAACGTAGGAGACTCTAAGTTAGACTTAGTTGCCACAGCTACTTGAATAGCGTCAAACTCAGCACCAACTTCAACACCTTTAATCACCTTAGCAGGGTTACCACTAACAAGAGCGTCTTTAGCTGCAAAGTTAGTTAGCTTAGTGTAGTTACTCATTAAACAATCCTTCCTAATAATGCGTGAATGTTAAGCTCTTGTATTGCGATAGTTTTGCCTTCTACAGTCGTCTCAACACCAACAGCGACTACAGTGCCTTGTCCGCTAGCGTTGATCTTCTGACGATTGATAAGCGCTATAGACGACGAATACTCAGCCTCTGTGTTGAATTCTGAGATGTTATACTGACCTGCGTTAGACTTAGGTAGTGTGTAGGCTTGCTTAGTGTAAGCACCTGAATAGTCGTAAGCCCAGTTCAACACCACTGTTGCTTCTGCACCGTCAAACGTAGTCAAGTTAATCTTCTTTAAGAACTTCAGGTTAGACGTGCTGCCAAAGCTCAACGGATGGCTAAAATAACTCAACTGATAGCCTGTAGCGTTATCAGTAAAGCCTGTATACTCTGCAATGCCGTCTAACACACCAATGTACAGCTTTTCTGTTGATGTCTCAGCAAAGCATAATGGATTCATGTGCGACCACGTTGTAGCTCTATAACTGCCGTCCTGCAAAGGAAAGCGTGTGTCAAACGCGTATACAACACCAAGCTCAGGGAAGTTAAGCAACACAAACGCCTGTCGTGGCGAGTAGTGCATCTTAATGTTGCCAGTCTCTGATGCAAACAAAGACTTAATATCGTTGTTAACGTTCTTAGACACGTCACCAATAGGCGCTGACTTCTCTTGTATCGTTCTAGACAGGCTACGTACACCAGAGTCGTCTAAGAAGATGATGTCTCTGCCTGTGCTGACTACAGCGTCTCTGTTGACACAACCTATGTTAGAGATAGTGTCAGACAGCGCCATTGTTGCAGGGCTATCAGCACCTGAGTAAACAATGATAGAGTTGCGTCCAAAGATGATTAGGAAGCCGTTATGAGCCGCTAGAGCGACGATAGTGTCATACCCTGTAGGCCATACCTTAGTGATGTCAATAGAGCCTGAAGAGCCTCCTGACCAACCTGAGCCGTTAAGCAAGTCTGACCAGTAAATAGTAGACTTGTTGTTAGCTAGATCAGCTACCCACAGACGACCAAACGCACCTATAGCGATGTGTCCCTGTGGAGGCGTACCTGACGCAGAAGCGTGTGCAGACATTGCTGTAACGCTGCCTGTAGCGTCTGAGTACACTAGAGGCTCGTGTCCACGTTGGAACATATACATATTGTTGTTGAACGGTACAAACTTCCAGTTGTTGTCTGTGATAGTGTACGCTGCAGGCGTCACGTCAGTCATTGTTGTTGTGCCTGAGAAGATCAGGTTATTGCCTGCAGAGAAGAATGTAACGTCACCGTCATCAGCAACAAACTCACCCATAGACTCAACACCGTCTGAAGAGCCTAACAAGTCGTTACCGTTTAATATGCTATAACCCTTACGAGCCGCTATTCTGCCTTCTTTGTCAATGACGCAGTTATCCGCTACAGCAGCAAAGGTAGGCTCTTGTGACAACGGCGCATCTTGCGTGTTAATGCCTGCAAATCCTGGCGCAGTGATAGTAATGCTTTGTAGTTGTTGAGCCATTTAAGTTCCTTAGACAGCGACGTAGGTAGTGTCTTCACCGTACTTGTTAGCGTCAAACGCAACAGCGTCAGATAACACAGTGTCAGCAATAGCAAACTGCTCTGCTGCAGACTGACCACCTGTTTCGCCTCTTTCACGCAACGCCATACCCAATGCTAGCTGTAGCACAGGATTGTGCGGCACTTTAAGTCTTGTAGCATCAGCTGTTAAATCAGCCTGTCGTACAAACGAGTCAAAGTACAGCTCGTAAATGCCGTTAGGCTGTGGATACACTTGTACAGTGATGTCGCCGTTGCTGTCAGTGCCGCTAAAAGCAAACTCAGAAGGCGTACCAGAGACAGGCTCGCCAATCTTGTAGTAGTTGTTCATGTATGTTCTGTTACGACTGCGTAGACGCAGCTTACTTGTAACGTTCATTGCTTCTCTGACTTCAACGTCCTGTCCAGAGCCTATAAGAGCGTATGTAGACGTTCCATTAACTGTGTCAAACTCAATAGCTGTACGCAGCGCTGACCAACTGTGTGAGTCTTCTACGATCTGTTTAGCATCGTTGACAAAGTCACCAATTAAGGCTGAGTAGCTCGTCTCTGCAACAGTCTCTACTTCATTCTCACGTAGTCGTCGCAGCACACTATTGACTAATTGTAAATAGGTCATCTTAGTTTCCTATGTATGTAAAGACAGCGCTTATGCCTGCAACAATAACTACCCAGATCAGACGCTCCATTGTTCTAGCGCTAGCCATGTTTTCAGCTAAGACATCCATCTTATTCTCTATAGCGTCCACTTTAGTCTCTATATGGGACTGCCGATTAAACACAGTGACAAGTCTTTCTTCAACACGCGCCAGTGACACGATAGCTTCTTGGAGTGTGTCAATCTTCTTCTCTACTCTGCTTAATCGGTCTTCCATTGTTGTTCCTTTAGTCTTCTTTCGTTATCTCAGACTTATCATTCAACTTGGGGGTCGTCATTGTTTAGGTTATGGCTTTGTAGGCCAATCGAATGTGTGCGGGAATCCTTCTTGCGAAGTAATATCTCGAAGATCTTGACGATATGTAGCCCACTCAGCTGGCAAAACTAAATCACTACTAGCTCGCCAGTCTGTTTGCTGCAAAAGTGCGTCTCTATGCTGTCTTGCTGCTGCTCTTGATTGAACGTCATGCTCTGCTTGCTCTTCGTTGGTCATTGTCAAGATAGTCCAATCTTGAACCCACGCTCCATTAACTTGTGTTGCTGTAGTATTTAACTCTACTTTCTGAATCGCAGAATCATAATTTGGAATTTCTTGTTGAATTACCAAATCAACATTAAGAGCATCTAAAACGCTATCACTCCACTGAGAAGGAAGCGACATAGTTGCTTCTCTTTTTAGTTGCAAACGGTTCTTTAGTTCGCCGGTTGTTCTGTCTCGGTAAATTGACATGATAAATCCTATGTGACTATTGATGTGGCCGAATTAAAGCCTGTCCAAGTTGTGTATGGAGTGCCAAGATTTGCTAACTGTGTAAAGGACGGGCTGCTTATAGAAGAACTTAAATCCCAATTGCCAATGCCCCAACTAGTGCTAGACGGTATTCTTGAGCCGTATGCAAACTTTTCAACTTCATCAAAAGACAAAGCATACTGTCTTTCGTTTCCTGTTCCTGTATAAACTTTTGACGGAGAAGACGGAGTAGAAACATCCCAAATCTGTAGCTCGTTACTTGTTCCGACAATAACAGCGTCTAAACCTTTTGCGACTGTCATTGAAAACGGAGTTGCTCCGACGTTAATTGTATAACTTTTAACCCATCCCGATCCGCTTTGCGTTAAGCCAAATACTTTTTGATCATAATAAGCCTTTATCCATAATATCTGCGACTCTGCATCCCATCCAATTCCGACTTGATCACCATTATAAATATCTACGGCATTTTGCGAATCAAGACTCATGCTTGAAGGATTGGAAACATCGAAAGTAGCTAAACAATTATCAGTTGCGCTAGAGGTATAGCTTTGAAGAATCACAAGACGGGTGTTATCGTCTACTAATGTTGCGTTAAATACTTGACTTGGCGTAAATGTTAAACTAAGTGATAATGTGCCAAGAGATGTTCCATCAGTTGAATCAATAGCATTTAACGTATTGTTGCTAGATATATAATAAAGAATTTTATTTTCATGATCGTGCGTTAAAGCCTTAACCGATGCAACATTTTTTGACCACAAAATATTCATTGAGCCTTCTATATCTACAGCAGAAATTTTAGCGCCTTGTGCTGAGTTACAAAAAACAACATGACTTTCAGGGTCGCCTGCAAGTCCCCACATGTAAAGATTGAAACGACCATTACCTAAATTCTTGTAGCCGTGCATTGACATTGTTGGTCTAGCAGAAACATCTGCAACACTAATATACAAATCATAATAATTTGAAGCTCCGCTCGCCGTGTTTTGAGGAAAAGCGAGGTAATTGTATTCATAACCACCGACCACATTGCCTGCCGCTGCTTGCAATAATTTATTTGCTGTACTCATTAGCCCATCGCCTGTCCGGCAGTAAAGCCGTAGTAATTAGTGCCACCGTCATAAGTGACGAAAACAAAAACATCTACTCCGCCGGAGGTGGCAGTTAATGTTGGCGCTGTAGCAGCCGTCCAATCTACACTAGAAGGCCATGTTATAACTCTAGCAGTCGAGTCTTGAGTAACCTTTAATGAAAACGCGCTTACTTTTCCCGATGCGGCAGAATTAGAAAACGTGTAAGTAACATTTTCTGTGAGCGTATGGGTAAAATTATCGCCATCTCTTAGGTTAAGAGTTGCTGCATTAGAGCTTGATGTGATTGCTGTTGATTGTTCGATTTTACCGTTATCAAAAGTCACCACGCCGTTAGCGTCTGCTGTAACTGCCTTCGATGCCTCAGTAGTGCCAAGAGTTGTTATGTCTAAATAGTTCAACTCCGCAGTTGTAGAAGTGATCCCGTCAAGAGTATTTATATCGGCAGCAGTTGCGGTCAGGTCAGAAATTTGGCTTACAGTGACTGACGTCGCTGTAGGCGCTACAGCAGCCCAAGAAGAGCCTGTGTAAACCTTCATCGCATCTGACGTAGTGTTGAAATATAACGCACCCGTTAAAAGAGCGTTGCCGTCATTGTCCAAGGTAGGGTCAGACGCTTTGTCGCCAAGGTAACGGTCATCAAAGTTATCATAGGTAGTTGCTGCTGCTGCGGCTGAGCTAGCTGCTGCTGTCTCTGAGTTACCTGCGTTAGTCTCTGATGTTGCGGCGTTGCTTGCCGATGTAGAGGCGTTACTAGCTGATGTGGCTGCTGCTGCGGCTGAGTCTGCTGCTGAAGTGGCTGAGCCTAAAATAGAATCTGTGTAGGCTTTAGTCGCTGCATCCTGAGCTAACGTAGGGTCGCCAACACCAGTAATCTTGTTAGTCCCCATAGCAATAGCACCAGACATAGTGCCGCCAGTGAGGTTGAGCTTTAGTGCGTCTGCTGTGTCAACATACGTTTTAGTAGCTGCGTCCTGTGCAGCCGTAGGATTACCAAGTCCAGTAATCTTTGACGTACTCATTGCTATCGCACCAGTCATCGTACCACCCGCTAGAGGTAGCTTAGTGGCTAGTGCTGTTGTAACTGTACCTGCGAAGTTAGCGTCATCACCTAATGCGGCGGCTAGTTCGTTAAGAGTGTCTAACGCGGCAGGAGCAGAATCTATGACTGCTGCGACTGTAGAGTCTACATAGCCTTTGTTAGCTGCGTCTGAGTCTGCTGTAGGTGTGGTGACGTTTGTTAGTTTAGTATTGGTGAAGTCAGCAGTACCATTAACGACTAAATCGTTCAGCGTTGTAGTACCAGAAGACGCTGTGACGTTACCTGTGACATTGCCTGTTAGGTCGCCAGTTACATTACCAGTGACGTTGCCAGTTAAGTTACCAGTGACATTGCCCGTCAGACCGCCTACAAAGCCAGTAGTGGCTGTTACTGTCGTACCCCTTACTGTTGATGGGGTAGTCGCACCAATGGGCGTAGAGTTGATTGTACCGCCTGTGATGACTGCATTGCTAGATGCAAAAGTACCGTTGGCTGTTAGAGTGCCGGTAACGGTAGCTGTAGCTGTAGTGACAGTAGACGGATTAGTACCGAGTTCTACAATCTGTGTAGACGCATTCTCTGTGAAGATTCGTTTGTCTGTGACGTTGACAGCGAGTTCGCCCTGAACCAAGTCACTCGTAGTCGGGACGGCAGAGGCTGTAGAGCTGTTCTTGGTTACTATGACTGTCATTTTAGTTTCCTGTTAGTTACCACTTTTCTTTGTTAGCCCAATAAGCTGCTGAGGTCTTACCTTTTGCTATGTTCTTAGCGTGCCTAGCCTTAAAGGATTTGCGTCGAGCTTTCTCTGACGCTGTTGTGGGATTCTTTCCTGCACCTGAGACACCTTGTTGACCGAACCGAATCGTCTTAACGGTGTCGCCTTCTTTAGCCAATACAACGTGGCTCTTTGTAGGATGGTTAGGGGTACGTTTGGGCTTGTTATACCCACTTACGCCTAACTTGGTCATTCTTGGGTCTTTTTTACTCATAAAGAAAAGAGGAGACAGCTCCGTAGAACTGCCTCCCCACTCCTATTTAGGCGTTAACGTTAAGTACAAAGCCTGACTCAGGACGCAATACTTTTACGCCGTAGAGCTGATCCGCAGTGTACAGGTTAGCAAGGAACTCTTGCTTGTACTGTGTCTGCGAACGAACACCCATTTGCTCTGCCAACACAAAGGTGTCTTTGTGGAGAAGCAGTGCAGCTTTGAGGTCGTTAGTGTTTGCTGTGTTATCAGCAGCTGCCTCAGAAACAGCGCAGTTGGTAGAAACAAATACGTCAATGCCGTATAGGTTACCAATCTTGCCGTTCTGTACAGGTGCGCCGCTGACAAAGTCAGAAGACACATAGCGGTCGATGCCCATAATTGCGTTACGCAGCGAAGGCGGAATAACGAAACAACGGTTGTCGAAAGGTACGTCAGCGTCGTCCATCTTCTGGATCAAAGCTCGGAAGCCTGCATCAGTGAACACGTCAGCAGCTGTTACTGTGTCTGCAGCGTACTGGGTAAGGCCAGTAGACGCATCAACGTAGTAAGAGTTAGTGTTAGTGTAGTCACCTGCAGCGTCACCCAAGTTAACAGCCAAACCGTGAAGGTCGCTATCAACCTGACGAGCTAGAGCATAACCTGCATCTTGAGTATAGAACTGACGGAGGCTAGTAAGCGCCTGCGTAGCAGTAATGTCTTCGATGAGACGTGAGTACTCAAAGTGCTTGTCGATGAGAACTGCTACGTTCTCTTCAGTGTCGCTCTGGATGCTAACAGCAGTGCCTGCAGCCTTAGCAGTGGCAGTACCACGTACAGGAGCAGGAATGTTGATAGTATCGCCTTTCTTGCCAGTCATACCCATCTTCTTGACTAGGTTGGCAAGCACAAGGCTCTTCTCGTACTGCGCGCGTACTTCGTCACTCCAGATTTCTGGGATAAACGTTGCCGCAGTAGTGTTATTAACCGAACCACCCATGTTAGGGTATACTGATTTTGTTATAGCCATCTTATTTCTTCCTTAAAGTTATGTAATCATTTAACACGCCCCTCTTGATATGCTTGCATAATCTCTTCGGACATAGCAGCGTAACGGTCAGGGTTGTCTTTCATTAGCTTAATAATGTCTGCACGTCGAAAGATTTTCCTACTGTTAGTCTCTGATGTACCTGATGCACCACCAGTAGAGGCGCTTCTAAGTGAAGCAGTCCTACTAGATTTCTCAGCGTTAACGGTCTGTCCAATAAGGCTCTGACGGTCTTTCCACAGGCTGAATATCTCATCAGCTGCTTCATAGTCAAAGTTCCTATCAGCCTGACGCAATAGATTAGTCCTAAACTGACTATCACCAACCCAACTAACAAAGTTCTGGTCAGCAAGTATGTCAGCCATGTCAGGATGCTTTTCTTTAAGCATTGACTGAGCAGTGGACTTCTTCATGTTCAATGAAGCCTTTTGAGCCTCTTGAACAGCAGGATGTTTATCTATCGCTTTCTGTATCGCCTTTTCAGGGTCAGAGAAGTAATCAATCTCCTCGTCTACAGTCTCTTCTTGCTTATTGGATTGTGACATAACAAATTCGTCAACAACCTTACGCAGTTCCCCAACTTCTCCACTTTGACGACCAAGCATACGCTCAGCCTCTTGGTGCATACGGACAAGGTCAGCAGCTGATTTGCCTCTGTACTTGTCTGGGACGTCTTCTTCAGTAGGTTGCTCTTGCGAGTCTACTTCGTCTAACTCTGCCGTGTTGTCTTCGTCTTCTAGTCGTCCTTCTTCTTCCGTATCTATCAGTGTAGCCATTATTAAACTCCGTGATTAATATCATTATGGAGATTGATGGTCATGTAAGGCTCTTACGAGTTCTCCTTACTTCGTTCGCGTTTAATCTGATCTTGTCTGTTCTTAGCCCACTTCATAGTCGCACCCGGCCAATGACCGGATATGGGGTCTAAAGTACACTGAACAGCACTGACCATCCTAGACGCTGTTTTATCGCAGGAGGAGCAATCTGTTTCCCTAACCTCTTCGTCAATGAAGCGCTCCGTGACGTGTTGGTCTGGGCAGATAAACTCAAAGATACGTCTAGTCATCCTGCGAGTCCTCTTTCAGGACATCTAAAGTTGAGTCAACCGTGTGTGGCAGATTCATTATTAGATTTGCTATGTTTAGCTGTCCCTTCTTGTAAAAGAGTTCATCGGAGTTTTTTACAGCTTCGATGCTCCCTATTGCCTCTACTAAGTCGGATAGTTCTTTTTCTACGTTCTTCCATCCGTCTGTCATGAGCATCTCTTGGATTTGCTCGTAATGCTTTATATCTGCCTCATTCATATTGTTTATCCTCCTTAGGACAATAATGCTTGACTTCTTATGGCTTATGTGCTATAGCGCTGGACTATACCACAAAACAGTCCAAATGTCAAGTCTTTTTTGAGCTTTCTTTCTTTGCAGGAGCAGCCGCTTGTGCAGCCTCTAGAGCTGCAATGCGCTTGTCCAGACGTGCGTAGGCAGCGTTAATCTGCTCTACCACACTCTCCAACTCTTTATTGCTGACCATTTTTCATGTTCTCCTTTGCTACTTCCAAGCCTAGCTTCTTCTCATCAAGAGCAAGATTGGCTAGTTTCATACGCTTCTCAAAGTCTTTATCACTCTCAGAAGCTGTCTGGGATGACGCTACAGCCTTAATACGAGCTGTTTCAAGCTCTACAGGGACGCCTCTAGCCTCTAGCGCTATCTTCTGCGCTCTAGCGTTAGACTCTGCTGCCTGAGCGTTCAGAGCCGATGTTTGGCTATTCTTAAAGGCTCTGTCTTCCTCTGCTAACGCCTGCTGCATCTGCTGCTGCTCTGGGTTAGGCTGCTGAGCCTGTATCATTGTCTGTATCAAGTCTTCACGGTTAGTGATGTTCATGTTGTCAATAACAGACTGCATGATAATTGGGTATACAGGGCTGTCTTGTGGCATAGTCTGTAGCAGCTGTACTAGCTGAGCTACTTCGTACTCACGAGCAACAATACCCAGTGTGCTTGTAGCAATAAACTTATAGTCGTTAACAGGGAATAGCTCAGGCTCGAACTGCATATAACGCCAAGCAGCCTTCTCAACGAAAGGCATCAAGAACGACTCTTGGAAGTTCACTAGCGTACGCTTCTGACGCTTGATAATGCCGCCCAAACTCATAGAGCTGCCTGCAGACGTTGTACCGCCACCGTTCATTGCTTGCTGCGCTGTGTCAACACTGCCTGTAGCAGCCTGCACCATGCGCTGTAGCGAGTCAGCCTGTGCAAACGTAATCTGGCTAACCTGACCGAAGTTAAACGGATGCAGCACCTCACGAGGGTCACCGTTAGTCAATAGCAGCTTGCCTGCCTTAACCTCTGGCTTAGAGCCTCTAGGCATCCTTGTAGCGTCCATAGCAAGCATTGGGTGTACAGTGAGGGCTAGAGCGTCAATCCTTGCTCTAAGCTCTGCATCAAGCGCTTTCTGGCTGTTAAAGCCCTTCTCGCACACACCCATGCCCCAGAAGCGACTTGGCACAACATCCCACGGGAATGCTACGATAGGTCGGTCTTCCATCATGTAAGGTGATGCTTCAGCCTTTAGCAGCGTACCGCCATTAGCAATAACGACAATAGCCTCTACGTAGTAGCTGTCTCTGCCTTCGTCGTCTTCGTCGCTGTCAAAGTTAACCATCTCGTCATCAGCGTCAAAGGCATTCTCAAGCAGCTTACGTGGCACTAAGCCGTAATACTTTGTTAACCTAACCTTGTCCTCTGGCTGCTGCCAAAGCTCTTCGTCAGGCTCTAAGTCCAAGTCAGGCGCTGCACGTCCAACATAAACCTTTCTGTAAACACCTTCTTCCTGCAGCTGCTCTACCAAGTGTGACGAGACAAACTCATCAACAGCAACGCCAACAGCTGTGTCGATGCTAGTGGCTACAGGGTCAATAAGGAAGTTGTGGGGTTGGATAGGACGTAGCTTAACCACGGTGCGGTCACGGATGTTAACACCCACGGCAGTCATAGCACCGTCCATCACAGGCTCTGTAGCCGGAACCATCTCTTTTTTCTTCTCAAGCACTATCTCACCAATGCCTGTGCCGTACACAGCAGCGTTGATGAGACATTCACCTACAGCCTTCCTGATCTTGTTCTTAGTAAACTCTTGTGACAATGCTTCACGCAGGAAACGCACGTCAGAGCGGTCTGAGTCGCCCATGTCGTCTTGTATGTCAAAGAACTTGCCACGCCCAAAGGTAGCCTCTTCGATGTCAGCTACGTTGTTCTCAACAGCTTGGAGGAGGGCAGGGGAGACAATCTTGCTTCTTTCGCTCTCACGAGTCTTGTCGTCATCTGCCCAGATGCCACGCCAAAGACGATAGTATTCATTGAACTTCTGATCGTAGTTAGTGTCAAAGAATTCACGCCAATCCTCAACTTTGTACATCACCCAGTCTTCTAGGCTTTCGTCAAGTATGTTGACTGTGTCTTCGTTATAATCGTCCATATCAATATCCTGTGTATTCGTCTAAGGATTCTTCGTAGTCTTCTGTCTCGTAGCCCCAATCGTAAGCTACATTAGCTAACTGATCTATATACGCCAATGAGTCAACAGTGTCGTCGTGTACTAAGTGGTTAGGGAACTGAAACAACTCATCCATGAATTGCACATTCCATTCTCCCTTGTTTAACGTAATGCGTCCGTTTTCAAACCTGCCCTGCAAAGCCCACATGATCCTGTCAGTCTTCTTTCTGTTACCGTGTGTTAGCTCTTCTACTCTAAAATACTTGTTGAAACGCTTCATAAGGTCTGTCAGCGGCGACATAACAGCCTGCCTACTAAT